CAGAAATGGAATTATATTTCTATAATCCGTAGCTCTGACGCACTACCACCAGCTCCTACATTAGTAGGGCTGGACCCACCTTGACTTGGTGTAGACGGCCAAGGGGCGTCCATAACGCTCTAAGTGCTTCGCATCATGATAAGGTTCCTTACCACGCTTGATGAAGAACTTCATCAATGCCGGCCAATCATCTAAGATGTCGGTCGGACTCTTGGCACTCACGACGTGGCCCTTTACGAGCCAACGATGTAAGTGTTGGTCCCAAGAGTGTGCTTCATACCCATAAAGGTATGAATGCCACCCAAGGACGGAAGAGTTTTCCATAACGTAAGGAGCGGTAGCAAATCGCTCAATAACGTCACGCACATATTGGCAAGCGTGCCAGTAACCAGCTCGATAGAGTTGGTTAGCTAGGCTCACTGCAGATATGAGCTCTTCGGCGTTATGTCGTGAAGTAGGAAGCAAACGAGTTGCATACACCGGTTTAACGGGTATGCCATCGTAAGCGTCCAGCCCGCAGGACTCTCTAAACTTTCCAGAATAGAAAGACTTGTTGGAGTTCACTCGAAGGTTAAACCATTCGAGCTCACTCTTCACGATGGGCACATATTCTACGGGGACAATGATATCATCCCCGTAGACACGCACACCAGATATCACTTTAAACAGTGATTTTCTGGTTAGAGGGTACCTTTCAGCCCTGTGTATTGCCGAAACGATGATGGTGTAAAACACCATCGCCTCGATAGGGAAACACATAGCTGAACCCATAGACGCGAACCGAGATAGGGAATGAATCCCAAGTCCCGGTACGTCCGCACGAGTAGAGCGGCAAGCGAACAACATCTCCCGAAATATCGGTTGAGTTGCAAGCATTGTCGATACAAGGCGGGCTGAAACGCGGTCTGAGGCATCCTTCAGGTCAATCGTTGCAAAACGACCGTCCAAAGAGGAGCTCAGTGCCAGAGATTGGTTAACGGTTTGATCCGTGAAATTGACCTTACCTTTAGTAAGATCATATTTCTCCAATCTCTCTACCAGAATCTCCATGAGAGCTTGTTGTGTGTATTGCACACATACGGGCTCAATTGCAATAATTCTGGGGCCTTTCAGCGTTTTAGGAACAGTAATGACCCTTACGGGTTCTTCCTGTTCCGGGTCGACAAACTGGATATCCTCTAGCTCTGCCTCAAATCCCGCATTAGGGATAAGAAAGTCAGAAGCAGGGAACCAGTGATCAAGCCTCCGGTGCCACTTGAGCTGTTTGAATTTTCTGTTTCCAGAAATTCTTTCAGCAGTTGCACCAGGACCGTGTCTTGGCAGAACTTTGTTAGCATCGATTCTAAAAGAATCGGCGTCAAAGAGCTGTCCCCAAAGGAGTCCTGCAACACTTCTAAAGTGTTCCAGCTCCATAGGGGAACCAAGACGTGCTGTGACTCCTCTCGCATGAGAAGAATCAGCACCAGATCGGCTACGTTCACTCTCGCATTCTGCGTTTGTGACTTCACCATCTGAACGTGAGTCTCGAAGATATCGAGGATCGCCTGGCACAAAGTCCAGGAAGACTCCGAGATTTTCTTCGAACTCGGCAACAGATCTGTCGGTCTCGAGAAAGTTAGCATAACATCTCCTTATACGTTCTTCTGAACAGTCAAGGAGAAGCTTCTTGTTGAGTAGGCAAACCTGACGGATTGCATACACCGCATGAAAGCTAACGTCCTCGAGCAAGGTACCATCACTAGCGTTGAACACAAGACCGAGCAAACCTCGTAGGAATACGGGGAGCGCTCCTTTCTTCTTGAAACCAAGAAAGAAAGATGGGTCGACGCAACCAATCTCCAGGCTTCTTTCGAAGTCTGAACAAAAGGTTGGCAGGGTAATCGTTAGAAACGATATCCCCTCGCGTTCAACACGTCTCGTGATTGTTTCAAAATCACGGGTGGTGCTAGTGCTACACCATATGCTGGCATCAGCCAGCACACACTCAAGTAATCGCATCTGGCTTTTCATCCGTCCTCCTGGCTAACGCCTTGGGGGTTTTGGATCCATAGCCATGTGCGACCCACTCAGCGGTGTTTAGTTGTGACAATCAGTACCAAAACTAGTACTGCCATCACGGCAAACACCATCGTCCAAAGAATATCGACGGTTTCAGGCATCAGCCCAAACTCCAAAAGGAGAAAGCTTAGCTTTCGCCGCCGATAACGGACGTCACCTTGGCGCCGCTCGAAGCAGTGAGGTAGGCCGCAAGGCCATCCACAACCTGCTTAATCTCAGCGTTCGTCAGCCCAGTGACGGGATGACCGATCACGAGATAAGTCGACATAGAAACCTTTTGGTTCTGCGTCGGCACGAGAGGATCCGCAACGATCTTGGAATAATCCAAGCGAACGGTGCGGCGAGTCCTCTTCCCATATTGATGGGAAATGGACAGTTTAACCGTCTGATCATCTTTCGAATAAACAGACGAGTTAACGCCACGGGCAACAGCGGGAAGCGAATTCGCAACCGCGTTGATAGTCACTGATTGAGGGTCTGCCAGCATGGCACGATTCCTTGATAAAGTTGACACACAAAAGAGTGGGGCTACGCTCGGGAAAACCCGATCGCAGCTAATATGGCGGCCTGTGCCGGGTTGAGACCCGTCATAGATACGCCAAAGCCGTAAGGGCTCGCCTGTATGCGATACTTAGCCTCTTGATTGAGGGTAGCAGAGCATGCAGAAGGTTCCCCTCCAGTGAGGGTACCCTGGACCGTGTACGTAGTTTTCTTACCTGAATGGGAAGAAATATACGCATAATCCGCGATAAGATGGTCGACGGAATCATTCCAGAGATTGTCTAGAACGGACCCCACAGGGGCGATCCAGTCAGCCAACCACGACCAAGGAGTCAATTCATAATACAAACTGATATCAGTTGGGTCGAGGCCAAAAATGACTCGGCTTAGCTGGAACAGTTCTCGTGGAGGTATGAATGTGCTGTCCTGCAAATAATGAGCAGTCACCACAGGCAACCAATACTTGAACCGTGCGCTGAACCGCCAATCGGCGTACTCAGTGATTTCAGTTGTTTCTGTAAAGGCTCCTACAGTCGTTGCTACCTGCGGACTAGGATAGACCATGCCGACGCCAGAGGCGCCGGTAGCGGATCTAACCGTAGTCGTGGTAGTGCTATCACGACCCACGTACCCAGAACGTCGCACTGGTTGGCCGTTGTCACGTGCCAACTGAAGTACTTTCTTACGAAAGTGCTTGACATTAGAACATAAGTCCTGAATGTCTGCGATGAGGGGCATCCACCCGAATACCCAATTAAGGTATTCACTTCCTGCGTAATTCCACAGGGAGCCGTTATGCCTGTTCAAATTGGAGAAGCGTTCTCGATGCTCTTTATGCATCAAGCGCGCCGCATCCTTCATTTGAAGCAAAGCAGGGAGACGGGGTAGATCGTGGAGTTCTCCGAGAGCCTGCCCAAGATTGCCTTTGGCTTTCGTGGGCTTCATCCGGGACCATCCGATCGATCCTTTTGCTGCCATTGTGGCGTCAAGAGGTTTCGGCCAGTATGATCCTTTCACGAGAGTATTGAATGCTGTCGAAGCGCTAGGTATGTGATGCCCAGCGTTCTGAACAACAGTCGTGCTCCCGGATTTGCCTTTGAAAAGGCCGGGTGAAAAGGACGCAGAGTTACGTTGGACGACCATAGGTCCTCCAATGTCACCAAAAACCGTTTTTCGCCTTCTGGCGAACCACGGGTGTCCCGATCCGGAGATAGTTTCAGTTCCACCGCAAAGAAACCTCACTGGTGGGTTCGGAATCACCTGTCCTGTTGATGTGATGAGAGTCGAGCGACCCTCACCTAACAATAGGTCAGCTGAAGTGAACACACGAGTTCGTGGATAATTTGTTGACATGGAACTTATCCGTGATAGCAACCTTACGGTTGAGTGTGAAGACGTCTGGTACAACGTCCTCGGCGACTTAATGCCGCTTAGGTACGATGCTTGCTAGGCGTCGCCCTTCCCTATAATTAGGGAGGTGTAGTGCTCGAAGCACTGGGAGGCCCTTAG